ATGGATCCCAGGCTCGAGGCCTGGGATGACGGAGGGTGGGGTAGCGTTTTGCCGAACCTGCCGGAGCAGTGGGTGGAATTCTGGCGTTAACTTGGCCGAGAAGCGCTCGATTTCGCGCTGGCGCGAGATCGACAATCTTTCGCTTGATCACCCCCTGAGAGATCATTTATCACTGCCGTAAATCCAAGCTGCGAATATTGCATCAGGGGATGATGTCGACGACGAAGTCGGTATCGGTCTTCGACCTGAGTCAATGACCAAGGCTTGCCGGCGGCCAGTGCCATCATAGACCACCCGATTTGCCACTGCGCGCACCCCTTGCTCCGTCCTCCTCGGGCTCGACCCGAGGATCCACGTTGGCTCCATCAGGACCGGGCATGGATCCCAGGCTCAAGGCCTGCGATGACGGAGGGTGGTGAGGCGTTTTGCCGAACTCGCTTGATTGCGCCGGCTCAGTTTCAAATGGCGCGAGGGTTTATGCCGTTCCCCTCGGATCAAGCCTGGCGGGGCGGCGGGCAGCGAGCGCGGCTTGCCAAAGTGCCAGGGGCAACGCGCGGCTGCGCCACACCGAAGACCCCCTCACAAGGAGAACCACAATGGACGCCTCGATTGCGCCGGCCTCGCGGGCAGCGGTGGTCACACCGAACGATAGTGCGATTGTCGGCGCGCGTGCGCTTTATATCGGCACGGCCGGCGATGTGGCGATTGCGCCGCGGCGCGACGTCGATCCTGTGATCTTCAAGAGCGTGCCGGCCGGGACGATCCTGCCGGTTCATGCGGCGATCGTGGCGCTGACCGGGACGACGGCGTCGAATATCGTCGCATTGTTCTGAGCTTTCAGACGCCGACCGATGGGCAGACCGACCAAGTTCAGCCAGGCGCTGGCCGAGAAGATCTGTGATCGCATTGCCGACCGCGAAAGCCTGCGGTCGATCTGCCGGGACCAGACGATGCCGGCGAAATCGACGGTGCTCTCCTGGCTGGCGGATGAGGACAAGGCGGCGTTTCGGGCGCGTTATGCGCTGGCGCGCGAGATCCTCGCCGACGGCTTCGTCGACGAGCTGGTCGAGATTGCCGACAACAGCAGCGATGACTGGATCGAGAAGAAGAATGCTAGCGGCGAAACCACCGGCTGGCAGGAGAATGGCGAGGCGATCCGCCGCTCGCAGCTGCGCATCGCCACCCGCCAATGGGTCGCCGAGAAGCTGCGGCCGAAGAAATACGGCGCCAAGATCGAGCCCGAACAGGGTGTCGCCGGCGAAGTCTCGCAACTGCTGGAAGATATCAATGGCAAGACGCGCGGACTTCCAAACGGCGGTTGACCGGTTCTCCGACTGGCGCTGGCGGCTGAACAATCTCTACTGGATCACCGACAAGGCGGGCAAACGCGTCAAGTTCGAAATGAACCTGATGCAGATGACTTTCTTCGAGGAGATGCATTATCTCAATGTGCTGCTGAAGGCCCGCCAGCTGGGGCTGACCACCTTCATCCAGATCTTCATGCTCGATGCCTGCGTCTTCAACCGCGACATCAGGGCCGGCACCATCGCCCATACGCTCGGCGACGTGCAGACGATCTTCCGGGATAAGATCAAATACCCTTACGACAACCTGCCCGAAGGCATCCGCAACGCCGTGCCTGTCGTCAGGACCAACCAGACCGAACTGCTGCTTGCCAACAATTCGAGCATCCGCGTCGGCACCTCGCTGCGCTCGGGCACGCTGCAATACCTTCACATTTCGGAATATGGAAAGCTCTGCGCCAAATATCCCGACAAGGCGCGGGAGGTGCGCACCGGCGCTTTGAACACGGTGCAGGCCGGCCAGCTGGTCTTCGTCGAAAGCACGGCGGAAGGCCAGGAAGGGCATTTTTATTCGCTTTGCGAGGATGCGCAGGTCAAGCAGCGCCAGGCGCTGGAGCTGACTGAGCTCGACTTCAAGTTCCATTTCTTCCCCTGGTGGAAGGAGCCGCATTATGCGATCGCGCCCGAGGGCGTCATCATCAGCGACGCTTTCGCCAAATATTTCCGAGAGCTTGCCGAGCAGGGAATCGACCTGACGGCGGGCCAGAAGGCCTGGTACGTCAAAAAGGCCGAGACCCAGCTCGGCGACATGAAGCGCGAATATCCCTCGACGCCGGCCGAGGCTTTTGAGGCGAGCGTCGAAGGCGCCTATTACGCCGATCAGATGGCAATCGCCGACGCCGAGGAGCGCATCGGGGTTTTCCCGCATGTCGACGGTTATCCCGTCCACACCATCTCCGACATCGGCATGGACGATGCCAACAGCGTCTGGCTGTTTCAGGTGCTGCCCGGCCGGGTGAGGATGATCGGCTATTTCGAGCATACCGGCACCGGCATGGACGGCATGCTCGACGAGCTGGAGCGGCGCGCACGCGACAATGGCTATGTCTACGGCGTCCACAACATGCCGCACGACATCAAGGTCAGGGAATGGACGCGCGGCGGCATGACCCGCATCGAAATCATGCTGACGGAGGTCAGGGCCCGCGGTCTCGGCACGGTGCGCAAGGTCGAGCGCGCCTATGTCCATGACCGCATCAACGGCACCCGGCGCATATTGGCCAAGGTCGAGTTCGATCAGGCCGGCTGTGCTGACGGCATCAAATGCCTGCGCAACTACCGCAAGGACTGGGATGAGGATCTCGGTGTCTTCCGCGACGAGCCGCTGCACAACTGGGCCTCGCATGGGGCGGATGCTTTCGGCGGTCTCGCCATCATCTTCACCGGCCTGGCGCCGGAACCGCTGAAGCCTGAGCGTAAGCCGCTGCCGACATTCGAGACGATGACCTTCAACGAATTTGTCGATGCCACCCCTGAATACAGCGAGCGTGTTTGATGGAAGATGAGACGATGGCTTTGGAGGGCGAACAGCGCTGGGATCCGGCCAAGGTCGGCGCCCATTGGCAGCAGGAGCTCGAACGCGCCCAGCGCTATTTCAAGTCCTGGCACGACCGCTGCGTCAAGATCGAGAAGATCTATCTCGACCAGCAGTCCGACCAGACGAGCGCCGCCAAGCGCCGCTTTCCGATGCTCTGGGCCAATACGGCGGTGCTGCAGCCGGCCGTCTATGCCCGGGTGCCACAGCCGGTCGTCGAGCGCCGCTTCAAGGATGCCGAGCCGGTGGCGCGCATCGCCTCGGAAATCGTCGAACGCAATCTTGCTTACACAGGCGACGAGGCGGATCTCGACTCGATCATGCGGGCGGTGCGCGACGATTTTCTGCTCTGCGCCCGCGGCACGGTGTGGCTGCGCTACGAGGCCGATTTCGAACCGCTCGACATGGGCGTGGCGCCGTCGGACCCGCCGGCGAATGGGCTGTCCGGCGAGATGGGCGGCCCCTTCATGGAGGCGATCGCCGACGAGCGCGTCTGCATCGATTACGTCCACTGGTCGGATTTCCTGCACTCGCCGGCCCGCCGCTGGAAGGACGTCACCTGGGTGGCGCGGCGCGTGCCGATGACCGAGGAGGAGATGGAAAAACGCTTCGGCCGTGAGGCGATGGCCTCGGGGGCGGCGCAGGCGGCAGCGGGCGGCAAGGGCGCCAGCCAGGCCGAGCGCGCCGAAAACGAGGGCAAGACCCATGTCTGGGAAATCTGGTGCAAGAGCGAGAATTACACCGTCTGGATCGCCGACGGTTCACCCGTCGCATTGGAAGTGTCCGAGCCGCCTCTTGGTCTGACGCACTTCTGGCCTTGCCCGCGCCCGGCCTATGGCACGGTGTCGACCAGTTCGCTGATCCCGGTTCCCGACTATGTCTATTACCAGCAGCAATGCGACGAAATCGATCTTCTGACCAAGCGCATCAACAAGCTGACCGACCAGCTGCGGCTGAAGGTGTTCTATCCCTCCGGCGACGGCGCGATCTCGCCGGCGATCGAGAAGGCGATGCGGCCTGAAAACGACATGGTGATGGTGCCGATCCCGGAATGGGCGGCTTTCACCGACAAGGGCGGCTCGAAGGCGGTCGTGACCTTGCCGATCGACGAGGTGCAGAAGGTGATCGTCGCCTGCATGGCGGCGCGCAAGCAGCTGATCGAGGACGTCTACCAGATCACCGGCATTTCCGACATCGTGCGTGGCGACACGCAGGCGTCGGAGACGGCGACGGCGCAGCGGATCAAGAGCCAGTGGGGTTCGATCCGCATCCGCGACCGCCAGGCCGAGCTTGCCCGCTTTGCCCGCGACATCATCCGCCTTGCCGGCGAAATTATCTGCGACCAGTTCCAGCCGGAAACGCTGATGCTCGTCAGCGGCATCAAGCTGCCGACGATGGCTCAGAAGCAGCAGGTCGAAATGCAGATGCAGCAGATGCAGATGGCGGCGCAGCAGACGGCGATGCGGGCGCAGCAGATGGGGCAACCCGCACCGCCGCCGCCCGAAATGCCGCCGCAGCTGCAGCAGATGATGGGACAGCCGACGATCGACGAGGTGGTGCAGCTGCTCCGCAATGACAGCATTCGCGGTTTCCAGATCGAGATCGAGACGGATTCGACCATCGAGCCCGACGAGGATGCCGAAAAACAGCGCCGCATGGAATTCGTGCAGATGGTCGGCGGCTTCATGCAGCAGGCGGGCGCCATGGCGCAGCAGAGCCCGATGCTGGTGCCGGTGATGGTGGAGACGCTGCTCTTTGCCGCCCGCGGCTTCCGCGCCGGGCGCCAGCTCGAAAGCACGCTGGAGCAGGTGGGAGCCCAGCTCTCGCAGGCGGCAGCCGCGCCGAAACCGGAGCCGCAGCCTTCGCCTGGCGAGATGGTCAAGCTGAAAACCGCCGAGGTGAAGGCCGGCGCCGAGCAGCGCAGGGCCGAGCTCAGTGTCGCAGAGGCCGAGATCGCGCATCGCGCCGCGGTGGAGCAGGCACGCGGCGAGATGGCGGCGCAGGCATTACAGCAGATCCAGGGCCAGCAACCGAACTAAAGCAATTCCACCAAAGGTCCGAACTAAGGTAAGAGGGGCGGCGCTGTAGCAACGACCCGATTACAATAGTTGGTCATATCCAACGCTTTGAACCGGCTTGGGAAAGCCCTCATCAACAAATTCCCAATTTCGCGTCGCTCTGCACCGATTGATACTGAATTGCTGAGAAGTCAGTACAGTTCCATCTTTAATGTACGCGCAAAACGCACGCCATTCTGTCCCTAGCCGCACTCCGTAAAGGTAGGCTGGTATTTCGTCGGGAACGCCACACTTTATGAACGCCAGATCGCTCGCCGGTGCTGATTTGGTGGCGATGAGGCGATCAAGATAAGCCTTTTGCGCCTCGAACAAGACCTCCTTGCTGGTGATGCGCTGGATGCAGCCGTAGGCGTGCATGCCATTTGCGAGTATGGGGGAGAGAAACAAAAGGACTGCAATTACAGATAATCTTCTCAGCACGCGTCGCCCTACTTCGCATCAATCAGACAGGCAACGGTACCTGCGAAGGTGACGATTCTCAATGGCCGCATATGCCGAATGCTTCTCTGCGCTGGTGGCGCTGCTACGCAAATCCGCACAGTGTGCTGCGGTTTTCGCAGGAATTGCGCAAAACAATGGTGAACGTGTCAGGAGCTAATCATGAGAGAACGTTATTGCCGCGTCTGCGGCGGCTGGCACGCACTCGACAAATGGCCGCACAACTGCATGCCGGCGCAGACTCTTGCCCGGTCGGATCTGCCGGCGCCGCATTTCGTCAGCGACAGCATCGAGATCCAGTCGATGCATGACGGCCGGCATTACACCTCGAAGGCCAAGCTGCGTTCCGCCTATCGGGCGGCCGGCGTGGTCGAGATCGGCAATGAGACGCCGCAGCCGATCGAAAAACCCAAAGCGGACCGGAAGGCGATCCGCAACGAACTGCGGCGGGTCTACGCTGAGTACAACGCCTAATGCATGTCGCCCGGAAGTGTGCAGCAATTCCGGGATAACGACATGCATAAAGCTCTAACGGGCATCAATCCCCGAAATAGGATCTTTCCCCCATGGATATCGAAGACTTCAACGAGGCCGGCAACGGCAGCGACGATTTTGATGTGTCCGGCGAGAAGCCGGTCAGCATCCGCGACAGCCTGAAAGCGGCGATCGACACCGTCGAAGTCGATGGCCCGGACGATATGCCGACCCGGCCGCGCGACGGCGAAAACGGCCGTTTCCTCGCCAAGGGGCAGGAGCAGGCCGCTGCCGACCGGCAGCAGACGCCGCCGGCGCAGAACCGGGGGCAGGGCGGCGAACAGCCGGCATCCATCGGGAACCGGGTTCCGCCCGGCTGGTCGGCGGAGGCCAAGGCGCAGTTCACCAGCCTGCCGAGCGAGGTGCAGGCGGCGATCGCCAAGCGGGAGCAGGAAGTCGATCGCGGCTTCCGCGTCCTGCAGGATTACAAGGGGCTCGAGGAATTCACCCCGATCGTCCGCCGGGCCGGCATGACCCATGCCGATGTCATGCGCCGGGCGATCGACTGGGAAAACGCGCTGATCCGCGATCCCGTCAACACCGTCCTCCACGTCGCCAAAGTGGCCGGGGTCAATCTGCACGCCCTGGTCAACGGCGAGAGGGGGGAAATCCTGCAGCGCCAGCAGCAGGCAGGGCGTGAGCCTCAACGCCAGACCGGACCCGTCAATGTCGAGGCCACGGTCGAACATGTTTTGCGCAAGAGAGACACCGAAACTCAAGTCGATGCCTTTCTTTCCGATCCGGCCAATGCGCATGCCGAAGACGTTCTCGACGACATGGTTGCCCTCATCAATGCGGGGCGAGCATCGACACTTCAGGACGCCTACGACGCCGCATGCTGGATGCGCCCGGATATTCGCCAGCAGTTGATCAGCCAGACTGCACCGGCTCCCGTCTACCAACAGCATGCCCAGAGGGCCGCAGCGGCAGATCAAGCCCGCCGCGCCTCGCGATCCATCTCTGGCTCCTCCGCCCCGGGCCCGACCCGCGATGCGGCAAGAGGCCAGCCCACCTCCATCCGCGACTCGCTGCGCGACGCCATGCGTTCTTCGCGCGGCCAAGTCTGATCAAAGGCCAAGTCTGATCAAAGGAATGATCGATGCCCATCTCGCCCAACCTCTCTGAAATCGTCACCACGACGCTGCGCAACCGCAGCGGCACGGTCGCCGACGACGTGACGAAGAACAACGGTCTTCTCACCCGTCTCAACAGCCGCGGCCGCAAGAAGCCCGTCTCCGGCGGCCGCACCATCGTCCAGGAACTGCAGTACCAGGAGAACAGCACCTTCAAGCGCTATTCCGGCTACGACATCCTCAACGTCCAGCCCTCCGACGTTATCACCGCCGCCGAATACGACCTGAAGCAGGCCGCGGTCGCCGTCTCCATGTCCGGCCTCGAACAGCTGCAGAATTCCGGCGAGGATGCGATCCTCGACCTGCTCGAGCAGCGCATCGAGAACGCCGAAACGACGCTGAAGAACAACATCGCGCTCGACTGCTATTCCGACGGCACGGCCGATGGCGGCCGGCAGATCGGCGGCCTGCAGCTGTTGATCTCGACCTCGCCGACCTCGGGCACCGTCGGCGGCATCTCGCGCGCCACCTGGGGTTTCTGGCGCAACCAGAAATTCTCGGCCTCGGCCGATGGCGGCGCGGCGGCCACCAACGCCAACATCCAGAGCTATATGAACCGGCTCTATATGTCCTGCGTGCGCGGCTCCGACGCCCCCGATCTCGTCGTTGCCGACAACAACTTCTTCCGCCTCTACTGGGAATCGCTGCAGGCGATCCAGCGCATCACCTCGGCCGACAAGGGCATGGCCGGCTTCCAGTCGCTGCAATATATGGGCGCCGACGTGATCTTCGACGGCGGCTTCGGCGGCGGCGCGCCTGCCAACCAGATGTTCTTCCTCAACACCAAATACCTGTTCTACCGCCCGCATCGCGACCGCGACATGGCGCCGATCGGCGATGAACGCATGAACACCAATCAGGATGCCTTCGTGCAGCTGATGGGCTTTGCCGGCAACCTCACCATGAACAACGCCTTCCTGCAGGGCGTGCTGTTCGCCTGATCGAACGAAAGGAACAAGCAAATGTCGATCGCAACAATCCAGTCCGATCGTCTTGGCGCGAACCCGTTCGTCGTCGAAGGCCCGATCGTTTCCGGCTCCGGTATTCCCGCGCCGAATTTTGCTCTCGGCGCGGTCGCCGGCGGCGATCGTGAAGCCGAATGGGTCTATTGCCAGCTGGTGCTGGCGTCGCAGACGACCCTTCAGCCCGGTCAGTGGTTCCAGTGGACCAAGGATTATGTCGCTTCGCTGCTGACCACTGCGGGCGCCGTCGTCGGCCAGCGCTGCGGCGTCTTTTCCGGTGCCGCCCAGCCGCCGACGCTGACCGGCGGTCCGGTTGGCGCCATCACCCTGGCGGCCGGCACCTATTACCTCTGGCTGCAGCGCAACGGCCAGGGGCCGTCGCAGGTGGCGAGCGCAACGGCGGCCCTCGTCGTTGCCGAAACCACCACCACGGCAGGCCAGGCAAGTGCGCCTGCCTCGGCCACCGTCGGCACCAAGGCGATCGCCAACGTCAACTTCGCCGCCGCCAACCAGACGTTCACGGCCAACACCGTCAACGGCTCCAGCGTTTTGACCGGCCTTGCCGGCCTGAATGCCGGTTCCGGCCCGTTCATCGGCGCGGCCGTCGCCGGCACGGGTATATCAGGCGGCACGACGATTTCGGGTATCACCTCCAGCCCGAACGGCGTCGTCCAGGCCATCACGCTCTCGGCCAATGCGACCGCCAACGGCACGGGCATTACCGTCACGGCGACGGGCGTGCTCGAGGCGACGCTGATGCGGCCGTTTCTGTCGAAGGTGAACTAACCAAAGAAATCGACGGGCGTTTCGGCGCCCGTTTCGCCGACCTTTTTATGCGTGGCGTGCCCCTCATCCGGCTGCCGCCACCTTCTCCCCGCGCGCGGGGCGAAGGGGGCAAGCCGCTACGTCTCCGTCCCTCGCCAACGTTCCGCAGGGCACGTCCCCTCTCCCCGTTTTTACGGGGAGAGGGTTAGGGTGAGGGGCAGCCACCGGCACGGACATCACAGCGGCGCTTCTGCGCCCGCATCTCCCCGCCATCAACAGCGAGACCAGCACATGCCCGACAACACCGGAATCTATGCCTCCTTCAGCCTCGAGCCGGTCGAACAGACCTTTCTGACCGAGAAGGAAGGCCGGCCGATTTTTGCCGACAAGGAATTCGTCCGCATTTTCATCGCCGGCGACAAGCACACCGAGGTCTATCGCGAGGTCACCGATAATGACAGGCTCCGCTTTGCCGACGCCTATAAGCGCTTCAAGGAGGGTGCAGCCGCCCGCGAGCAGCTGACCGGCACGCCGCTTTCTCAATGGCCCTATCTGAAGCCCAGCCAGATCAAGGAGCTGGAGGCGGTCAATATCTATACCGTCGAGCAGCTGGCAGCGCTTTCCGATACCGCCAAGCAGAAGATCGGCATGGGCGCCAACGAGCTGACCGCCGCCGCCCGCGCCTATCTGGCCACCGCCGAAAACTCCAGCGCCGCTTCCGCCTTCGCCGCCGAAAACGAGCGGCTGAAGGACGAGGTGAGCCGCCTGCAGGCGCAGATGAAGGAGATGGCCGTTCGCTTCGAGGCGCTCGAAAGCGAAAGCGGCAGCAAGTCCCGCGGTCGGCAAGTAGCCTGAAGAAGCGCTGACGCAAGCGGCCCCCTCATCCGCCTGCCGGCACCGACCGGGGTTGAGCCACGGGTCTCAACCCGTCCTTCGGACCCCCGCTGGGGAGAAGAGGGAATCGAGACCTCGCGGCAAATCCCCTTCGCCCCTCGGGGAGAAGGTGCCCGTAGGGCGGATGAGGGGGCCACACGGCAACACCCTCAAGCAAATTCATCTTTCCGCCGCCAACCGCGCTGAACCGGAGACCCCGCATGTCGCTCCTGACCATCATTCAGAACGTCTGCGCGGAGATCGACCTCGATCCGCCGACGGCCGTCATGTCCTCGGCGGATCCGCAGATCATGCAGCTGCGCATCCTCTCCACCCGCGCCGGCCGCGATCTGATGCGGGCGCATGACTGGTCGGCGCTGATGGTGCGGCGGCAATTCCAGGCGACCGGCGCCAACCCGGAGCCGGCCGAGCCGCCCGGCGACTGGGACCGCTTCGCCGCCAATGCCAGGATCTGGAACGTCTCGCGCCTCTGGTCGCTCAACGGCCCGGTGGCGCCGCAGAGCTGGCAGCGCCAGACGATCCTGAATGCCAACCCGGTGCCGCAGATCTGGCGCATGGCCGGCGGCAGGCTCGACATCTACCCGAACGTCGCCGGCGAGACGATGGAATATGCCTATATCTCCGGCTTCTGGGTGGCGGTGAATGGCGGCGCCACCGCGGCCGGCAACTGGGCCAACGACACCGATACGGCCCGTTTTCCCGAAGAGCTTCTCGAACTCTCGCTGATCTGGCGCTGGAAGCGGGCCAAGGGGCTCGATTATGGCGAGGAGCTCGCCAGTTTCGAACGAACCAAGGAAGCCGCCATCGGCGCCGACCGCGCCGCAAGCCCGGTCGACCTCGCGCTGCCGGCGCGGGGACAGCCCGAGACCTATTGGCCCGGCACGATCACGGTTGAGACCCCATGACCCGCACGCCTTTTCCCCCGAACGGCCGCACCCGCCGGGTTTCGCCAGGCAAGGACTGGATCGCGCCGATCGGCGGCTGGCGAACCGATGTCGAGATGGCCGATATGCCTGAGGACGCGGCCTTCCAGCTCGATAATTTCTTTCCCGAGGCAAACCGGGTGCGCGCCCGCTACGGTTTCCTCGCTTTTTCCACCGGTCTCGGCGCCGATGTGCAGACGGTCATTCCCTATTCCGGCGGGAGCAACCGGCTGTTTGCTGCCGCCGGCGACAAGATCTTCGACGTGACGGTGGGCGGTGCGGCGGGCGCGCCGGTCGTCTCGGGCCTCGCCAGCGCCCATTGGTCGGTGCAGCAATATACCAACCCGGCCGGCCAGGAATTCTTGCGCCTGGTCAACGGCCTCGATACGCCGCTGCTCTTCAACGGCACCTCCTGGACGAATAATTTTCTGGTGGGCACGGCAGCACTCGCCACCCAGAATGTCGCGGTGCGCAACACGGCCTATACGCTGAGCTTCTTCGGCACCGGCTCAGTCACGCTCTCCGGCGCCTTCTCGGGCACCTTGAACGGCACAGGCGCCGGCAACCGCGTGTCGCTCGCCTTCACGCCGGCGGCCGGCACACTTGTCGTCACCGTGACGGGAACGGTCACCAATGCGCAGCTCGAAAAGGGCGCGGCGGCCACCCCCTATGTCGCCTCGACGATGATTACAGGCATATCCGACGCCTCGCTGCTTGCCGCCGTCACCGCCTATCGCTCGCGCCTCTGGTTCATCGAGAAGAACTCAACCAATGTCTGGTATCTCGCGACCGACGCCGTCAGCGGCGCGGCGACGGTGCTGCCGGTCGGCGGCACCATGAAATATGGCGGCACGCTGGTGGCGATCAATGTGTGGACGATCCCGGTGTCCACGGGCCTGCAGCAGTGCCTGGTGCTGATCTCCTCGGAGGGCGAGGTGATCGTCTTTCAGGGATCCGATCCGTCGAGCGCTTCCAATTGGGGCCTGATCGGCACCTTCAAGCTCGGCCGGCCGCTCGGCAGCGACCGCTGCCTGCTGTCGGTCGGCGCCGATCTGGCGATTATGACGACCGACGGCATCGTGCCGATCACCAAGGCGGTGCAGCTCGATCGCGGTGCCACCAGCCTCGGGGCGATTACTTCAAGAATCGGCCCGACCTGGCGCGAGACGGTGGCGGCATCAGGCACGACTTCGCAGGAATGGCAGCTTTCGAGCTTTCCGGCGCGGCAGATGGCGATCGTCAACCTGCCGTCCTCCTTAGGCCCCTATCAATATGTGATGAACACCGAGACCGGCGCCTGGTGCCGCTTCGTCGGCATGCCCGCCTCCTGCTGGGCGACATGGCAGGACCGGCTGTTCTTCGGCGCCGCCGATGGGACGCTTTACGAGGCGGAGGTCGGGGCGAATGACAATGGCGCGGCGATCGACGCGCTGATGGTCGGCGCCTGGAGCCGATATGGCGACGGGCTTTCGACCAAGCTGTCGAAGCTGATCGGGGTGACGGCGCAGATCGGCGTGTCGACGCTGATGTATGGCGGCATCTCGGTCGACTACCAGACCAAGGTGCCGACCGCACTGCTGTCGTCGGTCGACAACAATGCGGCGGCGAAATGGGGAACGGCGGTCTGGGGTGCCGCGAAATTCCCCGGCATTTCGCTGGTGCGCAAATTCGCCTCCGCCGGCGGCGCCGGTTCGGCCTTGGCGCCGACGATCCGGGCGCTGATCTCAGGCTCGTCAGGCTCCGTCTCGGAAGCCGCCGTCGTCGGCGGTTCGGTGCTTTACGAGAGGGGCGCGCCGATTTGATCGTCTCAGAACCCAGCGCCGAGATCGCCGCCTGGGTGGGCGCCAGGATCGGCGTGGAATTCCACCCGCCCTATACCGCCCTTGCCCATGTCGACCGCGGCCGGATCATCGCCGGCTTCGTCTTCAACGTCTGGACCGGGCACGATGTCGAGATTTCGCTTGCCGCCGACCGGCTGTCGCTGACGCTGCTGCGGGCGGTGTTCGACTATGTCACCCGCCAGCTCGGCTGCCGCCGCGCCACCTGCCGCACCCGCGCCGACAACAGCAACGCCCAGAAGCTGCTTGGCCGTCTGGGCGCTGAGCCGGAAGGCCGCCAGCGCGGCTATTTCGGCGATTGCGACGGCCTGCTTTACGGAATCATCAAAGAGGATTTTCCCTATGGTCTCCACGCCAAAGGCCCCGAAGGCGCCTGATCCGACCCAGACCGCAGCGGCGCAGACGGCGACCAACGTCGACACCGCCATTGCCAATGCCGGCCTCAGCCACACCAATCAATATACGCCGGACGGTTCGCTGGAATACAAGGTCAGCGGCTACGAGACGATGAAGGATCAGAACGGCAAGAGCTACCAGCTGCCGACCTATTCCGCCTATCAGACCTATTCGCCCGAGAACCAGGCGATCTACGACCAGACGCAGCAGACGCAGCTCGGCCTTGCCAAGCTCGCCAACGACCAGACCGGCAAGATCTCCGGCATCCTCGGCACCAATGTCGATCTCAGCGCCGGCAATGTCGACAAATATGTCAACAATCACTGGCAGTCCGGCTTCAATAACCAGTGGGACCGCGACCAGGCGAGCCTCGAGCAGAGCCTGGCCGACAAGGGCATCTCGATGGGCTCGGCGGCCTACGACAACGCCATGCGCGATTTTTCCACCCGCAAGCAGGCCGCCTCCGACCAATATCTCGGCGACATGTATTCGAATGCGCAGAATTCGATCCTGACGGAGCGCAACCAGCCGCTGAACGAGATTTCGGCGCTGATGTCAGGCTCGCAGGTGCATCAGCCGAACTACGTCAACACGCCGACGACGCAGCTGCCGACCGTCGACCAGGCCGGCCTGATCAACGAGAACTTCAACCAGACGATGGGCCTCTACGACCGGCAGGTCGCCCAATCCAACGCCGCAATGGGCGGCCTCTTCGGCCTCGGCTCCTCGCTGCTCGGCGGCTGGGCGATGAAATCCGACCGGCGGCTGAAGGAAGACATCAGACGCGTCGGCACGCTGGAGAACGGCCTGCCGGTCTACGCCTTCCGCTACAAGGAGGGCGGCCCGATGCAGCTCGGCCTGATGTCCGACGATGTGCGCAAGACCCATCCGGACGCCGTGTTCGAACACGCGGACGGCTTCGACCGCGTCGACTACGAAAGGGCGGTGGCATGAAGTCATTCATCTTCGGCGGCGATACCGGCAGGACGCAGGACGAGATCACCGACAAGCGCAAGCGGCTGGCTTACGCCATGCTGGAGCAGGGCATGGATACGAGCCCGGTCAAATCTCCCTGGGAAGGGGTGGCGCGGTTGGCCGAAGGCGGGCTCGGCGGCCTGGCGCTCCGCCAGCAGAAGCAGGCGCAGCAGCCGGGAGCCGAGGCAGGGACCGCCGCGCCGGCGGCCGCGTCTTCCGCATCCGCGCCCTTTCCCGGTTTCCTCTCGCTGTTCTTCGGCGGCAAGCCGATGAACCGGGCCGGCGGCTGAAGCATCCTCCACGATAGAAGGACGGCCGCCCGATCTGGATCGGCCTCGTGTCCGACGATCTATACAAGATTCATCCCGACGCAGTGTTCGACCAAGCAGACGGCTTCGACCGCGTCGACTACGAAAGGGCAGTGGCATGATCCCAACCAATTTCGGCGGCAATACCGGCAAGACACAGGAAGACCTCAGCGACGAGCGCAAGCGGCTGGCTTACGCCATGCTGCAGCAGGGCATGGATACCGGCCCGGTCAAATCCCCCTGGGAAGGGGCCGCGCGTCTCGTCCAAGCGCTGATGGGCGGGCTGGCGATCCGCAAGCAGGAGCAGCAGGCGGCAGCCGGCGCGCCCGGCAGCGACGACTTCCCGCCGCTGCCTGACAACCCGCCCATTCCCGGCGAGAGGCCCCTTTATCCCGATCCTGCGGCGGCGGAGGGTGCCCCCAGAGAGCCTATGGCCCCGGCCGCTCAGCCCAGCGCCGGCCTCTTCGCCCCATTGCCTGACAACCCCCCGGTTCCGACGCCGACACCCTATCGCAACCCGCTGGTAACAACGGATTATCGCCAGGAACGGCCGATGGCGTCCGAGCAGCCCGGCGATGCACCGTTGCTCGACAATCCGCCGATCCCGACGCCGCGACCATATCGTGATCCGCTGGTTACGACCGACTATCGCCGCGATCAGCCGATCACCGCCGATCGGCCGGATGACGAAAGCTTCATTCCGTTGCCTGACAATGGACCCATTCCTTCGCTGAGACCTGGTTATCGCGATCCTGAGATGACGACGGACGAGCGTCGCCAACAGCCCGCGGCGCCTGTTGCCGGCGCCGGTGCTGCCCAATCCGCCAATGATGGCGGCGAGCTCAAAACCATTCTGTCAGATCCCGCCCGTCGCGCCGAGCTGCCGGCGGGCATGCGCAACAACAATCCCACCAATCTCAAGTACGTTGGGCAGCGTAGGCCGGGGATCATCGGCCCCTCGGAGAACACCGACCAGGGCGATCCGCAAGTCGTCTATGCCACGCCGGAAGCGGGCATGGAGCACAATGTCTGGCAGATCATGCGGAAGTATCGACAAGGCATGCTGACGCCGAATCAGATCATTGCTGGAAAAAGCGGATGGACACCCGACTCTTTTACGGCGGCCGCCAACATTGCGCGATCCATGGGCATTGGTCCTGACGACGATATCCGCCTGGACGATCCGGTCATGGCAAAGAAGTTCGTTCGCGCCCTCATCACGCAGGAGCAGGGGACATCGGGCGCTCTTTATCCCGACAGCATGATTGAAGCGGCGATCGCAGCACAGCCCGCCGCACATGCTGTCACGCAATCGCCCACCAATGTGCCCATTCCGATGGCGCGGCCGGAAAATCCCGATCCGCAGATGACGACTGACGAGCGCCGCCAGCAGCCGGCGATGCCGCCCGCTCAGCTCGGCGACGATCCCTTCGCTCCACCCGCCAACGTGCCCGTTCCGACACCGAAACCCCACCACCGCGACCGGCAGGCGACAAGAGGCAATTCCCGAGGACAGCCGGTCGACGTCGATGTCTTCAACGGCTTCATGGATACGGTGAAGAACGGCTATAAGCAGCGGGATGGATCGATTATCAAGGTCACCAACCCTTACGGTCTGGCGGCCATCGCCTCGACGGGCCAGTCCGAAAGCCAGTTCTCGGCCAAGAGAGCCAATGGCTCCTGGTCCGATCCGAGCAAGAGCGGAAAGCCGGGCAGATCGGGCGCCATCATGTCGTGGCGCAATACCCGTCTGCAGGCGCTTTACGACTTCGCTGCCGCGAAGGGCGAAAAGCCGGGAGCGATCAGCCCGCAGACACAGGCGGAGTTCTTCCTGCAGGAGGACCCCCGGCTGATCGCCAGGCTGAACGCCGCTCAATCGCTCGAGGAGGCGCAACGCCTGATGAACAGGGCTTGGGCTTTTCGAGATTATGATGTTCCGGGGAACCAGGAGGCCGTAAACCGGCTCGCGAGAGCAAAGAGCTTTCTGCCGGAGTACCAGACGGACGGCGCCGCCGATCCCTACGCCCTGCCTGACAACCCGCCCATTCCCACACCGAGGCCGGACTCGCGCAATCCGCGGCTGACGATGAACCAGACCCGCGAAGGGCCGGGGGCCGCCCTCGTGCGTGCACTCCTTGCCCGAGGGCAAAGCGGCCTGTGGTAGCCGATTGAGGCTCCCAGGCGGCAATGCGAGAAAGCCCGGTCGGCAACCGCACAGACATCGCGGTGCCGGCGGGCGGCAGACGAATAGAAGGACGTCCCAATGGCTTCGCAATCGCGGAGCCGTTCCCATTCGGAGCTAAGTAAATGCCCAGAAACCCATCCACCGGCGTCTATTCGAAACCCGCCGGCACGACGCCATCCGTCGGCCAGGTCATCGACCCGGCGCCGTGGAATGCGTTGACGACCGATCTCGGCAACGAAATCACCAACTCGCTGCCGCGTGACGGCTCGGCGCCGATGGCAGCACCACTCAAGGCCGCAAGCGGCACGGTTTCCGCGCCCGGCCTCGGCTTCGCCTCGAACCCGCAGACCGGGATCTATCTCAAGGGCAGCGGCGTGCTGGGTTTCACCCAGAACGGCGTCGACATCACCGTCGATAAAGCGTCGGTCTATGCGGCGAAGTCAGGCGATTACACCGCGCTTGCATCCGACGACAACGCCGTCCACCGCTTCACCGCGGCCGCCACGCTCACCCTGACCGCGGCGGCAACGCTCGGTGCAAACTGGCGCTACTGGGTTATTGCCGATGGCGGCGACGTGACGATTGACCCGAATGGGTTGGAGACGGTCGACGGCGCGGCCACGCTTGTCCTCAAGGACGGCTACAGCGTCGAAATCATCTGTTCCGGCGCCGCTTTCTTCACCAACAAGCTCTTCGCCAGGATCCAGAGCAAAGCAGACAGTTCGGCCGTCGGCGATTTCGTCGTTGGCCTCACCCTCTCCAATAACGCCAGCAACCCAAACACTCACGTCGATTTCGCTGCAGGATCCGCCAGATCGGGGGCGAGCTTTGTTTCCAACGCCGCGTCATTCACCAAGCGGGTGACGGGAACATTCGCGGCGGGAACCGGCGCCGGCGGCCTCGATGCCGGCGCCGTCGCAGCAAATGCGACATACTTCACCTATGCTATGCGCAAGGACGCCGACCTGTCTTTCGATGTCGTGCTCTCAACCTCGGCGACGATCGGCGGCGTCATCACGACGCTGCTCGCCGGCTATACCATTGTGAAATGCATCGGCGTGGTGCTGACGGATGCAAGCTCGCTTATTCGCCAGTTCGTCATGTATCCGCGTGACGAATATACCTTCGTTCCGCCGGCAAGGGATGCTGTGAACGCAGCTATCTCAACGACCTCGACGCTTTTGGCGCTCACCGTACCAAACGGTGTGAAGGTCAAGGCAAAGTTGCGGTTTGAAGTCACATCGACCGCAACGACCAATGCTCTTCTGATACACGATCCGGCGCTGGGTATCCTTGTCGCTGGCATTGCTGCAGATGGCGGCAACGCAGGCGCCGTCCAAGTTGCAAGCAACTTTGCTATAGGCAGTCAAGATGTTTGGACGAATACGAGCAAACAAGTACGACAGGTTGCCGGCGCTGGCGGCAATGTCTGGGTCTGGACCGACGGGTTTTATTTCCCGTGCGGGAGGTACGCATAAGCTATTACTTTCCAGCCGGGCGATAGTGCGGTGGACGGCGCGCCGGAGTTTATGGCGGGGGTATTCACGCGGGTGTCTGGCAATTATTGACGTCGTGAGCTAATGACCTCCGAATTCGGAGGAAATCATGGCAGCCGACAAAGCATCGTACCGGAACCGAGGGGGCCGAATTCAGCGCCTCGTTACGGCCTATAAGCGCTTTCGCTACTTTACTCGCGCAGGTTCGAACCTTGTTGTCAAGCAGAGCGCGGAGTTCCGGATGGTGAAGCATGCCGTGCTCGAGGTCGGCAGCAATGTCACGATCCAAGACTACTGCTTCTTCCAGTTGACGATGCCTGAGCCTAAGGTATTTATTGGAGACAACACCGTCATCGGGCGTCGGAACATCATTACTGCCAAGAACCGCATCTCGATTGGCAACGATGTGCTCATCGGCTCAGATGTTCAGATCATCGACCACAGCCATGGCATGAGACGAGACGAACCAATTAGGCTTCAGAAGGCTGAAATCGGCTTTGTCGAAATTGGCGATGATGTCTGGATTGGTGCAGGTGCCAAGATATTGATGAACGTTACGGTGGGGACGGGCGCCGTGATAGGAGCGAACTCCGTTGTTACGACCGATATTCCCGACTATGCAATCGCTGTTGGCTCGCCGGCGAAAGTTGTTAAACATCGTATTTAATCAGATGTGACGTCACGTGGCGTGGTGTTCGCATCGTCCTGTTCCAATTATTGAAGACTCTCTGACGTTGAGCGCCTAGGGACCGTACCGAATGCTCAGTCAGCACCTCTGAGTGGCTAGGCACGGTCGCCTACCGCGATCCGATCGTTTTCCTTTAAGCGCCGTCTAACCTCCAAATGCTCCAGCTTTGCCTTGGCCCGCCGCGCGGCGACATGGCACGGTTTCTCAATCCAACGGTAGAACGGATAAACCAGCGCGAGTGAAAGGATGCAGACGACAATCGGCGGCGTTACCAACCATTCAACAGCGGTCGCCGCGATGATGTGGACGAGATAAATCGAGAAGCAGGCGGCGCCTACGGCTTCCAGCATCTTTACGGGGCCTTGGTCTGCAGCACTCCTGATCTCGGCCATGATCCAGCAGGCCGCCAGCGCGGAGAATGGCGTCATAGTCAGGTAGAAGCCGGCAGGTGTGTTGATCGTTGCCCAATATAGGATGGACGCAGTCGTCGCTGTGACAGCGCGCCAGAGCCACACATGGCCGGCGAGTTTCAGGCGGTCGAAATTTTCAGCGAGATAGCAGCCGATCAGCCAAGCGGGAAGGCCGACAACCCAGTTTAACAGCGGCCCGTATGATTTGGCGTTGCCGTAATGATCTGGGCCTACGCCGATCGCGACGCCATATGAGGCTATGAGCGACGCAGCGATGATCAGCGGCCAACCGATGCGGCGAGCCGCCGGCAGGAACAGCGGATAAAGGCAATAGTAGACCGCCTCGCAAACGACGGACCAGAGTATGAAGCCGTCGATGGGATTGTATGCCCTGATGCCCAGTGCTTGCGCCATGAGGAACGCCACCGCGGATGGTGGCACGATGCGAAGGAACCGGCCGGCGAGGAACGGGGCGGTTCGGAGCTCCTGCCGTCGGTATGGGTAATGAATGCAGAAGCCTGAAACCACGAAGAAGGCGATAACGGCGGGGTGACCCGTGAAGATGTAACGCGAAATGCCAGGCATCGACGGCCCAAGCAGATGCGCAAACACAACAGACAGAGCGGCAACCGCCCTGACAGTATCCAAGCCCGCGATTCTATTTGAATGTTGTGATGATCTCATTTCGCTAACGTAACCGTTAAGCGAAAACTTTAGCAATAGACAACTATTAGTGTACTTTTCGGTACTCATATTTGGCGCTGGCTAGGAAGTCAGTCCACGCATTCCCCAACGCGGAGCCCACCCCATGCTCGTCCACAACTGGCGCGCTGTGCTGCGGCGCGCCTGGAGCGTCCGCCTGATGGCGTTGGCGCTCATCTTCATCGTCCTCGAGCCGGTCATCAATTTCGTCGCCGGCACCTGGATACCTCGCAACGTCTATATCCAGCTCGGCATGTCGGTCATGACCGGCCTGCTCACCGCGGCGACGATCGTCGCCCGTATCGTCTTTCAACGGCAAATCTCAGGAGAACTGAATGGCAAACCGCCTTCAGAGGGGTAGTGCTGCGGCCGCCATGGCCGTGGCGCTTGTCGGCAGTTTCGAGGGGCTGCGGCAGAATGCCTATCCGGATCCGGCGACCGGGGGCCAGCCCTGGACGATCTGTTATGGCAGCACCAATGGCGTGAAACCCGGGAATCGCAGGACGGTGGAGCAGTGCAAGGCGCTGCTGTCGCTGGAGCTTCAGAATTATGCGCGCGGCATCGAAAGCTGTGTGCGCGTGCCGTTGCCGGATGCGCGTTTCGTGGCGCTGACCTCGTTTGCCTACAATGTCGGCGTCAAGGCGGCCTGCGGTTCGAGCGCGGTCCGGCTCATCAATCAGGGCAGGACGGCCGAGGGCTGCGAGGCGCTGTTGAAGTGGAACCGCGCCGCCGGCATCACCTTTCCCGGCCTGACGCGCCGCCGGCAGAAGGAACGCGCCTTCTGCCTGGAGGGCGCCTGATGTTCGGCCTCCTCGATACGCTGAAGATGGGCGCCGGCATCGCCGCCGGGCTGCTCCTCTATCACCTCTATGCCGTGGCGATCGGCTATCCCTCCGCAGAGCGTGAGGCGCGTGCCGGTTACGTCGTGCTGGCTGAGAAGACTGCCGCTGAATCCAAGGCCGCGGAGATGGAGCGCCAGCGCGATGCGGCGGCCCGCGCCGGCGAAGAGCATCGCAAGCGCCTGCAGGCGGCCAAGGCCGCCGAGCAGACCGCCAGAGACACATTGGAAAATGAGATCCGATCCTATGAACTCGAGCTTTCGCAAAAGAACCGCGCTTGCGCTGTCACTGCTGCTGATCGTCAGTGGCTGCTCCGCCACTGAGCGCCTGAACCGGGCGGCGGCTGCCGAGGGGAGGGCGGCGGCCGGCCTCGTGCTGCCGCCGCTGCCCGACGATTTGCGAAGGCAGGAAGCGCATGCGCCTGTCCTCGACGGCGAGCCGCTGCTTGCGATCCTCGCCCGCGAGCGCCAGGCGCTCGACCGCGCCAATGCCCGCCAAGGGCGCACGGTCGAATTCTACGATGACCTCACCAGCCGATACGGAACACGCCGATGATGATGAACGCCATTTCGCTTGCCCTGGCCAATCCGCTGCTGAGCGGGACGAGCGGCAGTGCGGGAGATCCCGACCGCTACATGTTCTTTGCCACCCGCAACCGCATGCCGTCGGGCGGCATCGTCACGGCCGCCGCCGGCACGAATTATGTCTGCACCAAGATCGTCGTTTGCACGCCGTCCTATAAGACGCGGACCTTCCGCTTCCACCTTTCCGGCTTCGCCTCGACGGAGGGCGGAAACTCGCCGCAGGAAACCGTCGTCACCGGCACGATCGGCGCGCCCGGCAATTCGGTCATCGCCGATGCCATGTTCATCCGCGTCGCCGGCATCTTCTACCAATGCAGCTTCGCCGGCTCGAACACGGTGACGGTTGCCGACCAGACGAACGGCGCCTGGACGGACGAGCTGACCATTCCCGATGTCGCGCCGGAAAGCGAAATCGAAATCTGGCTGTTTTATCACACCGCCGTCGGCGAGAAGGTGTGGCCGGTCTATCGCATCCAGAAACATCGCGGCGAACGCGTCTGGGGTGCCGGCGATCTCGACACGCTGCTTGCTTTCAAGGATACGCCGCTCGCCGACAGCACCGCCGCCATCGATACGAGCTATGGCCAGCAGGCGCAGCCGCAATATTGGGGCGCCGATTTCATGGTCGCCAAGGGCGATTGGGACGGCAGGCCGGTCGCCCTCGGTTTCGTCGACAGCATCGGCGAGGCGCGCCAGGAATATTCCTCCGCCGCCGACAGCCGCGGCAATCTCGGCTGGTTGCGCCGCTGGCTCGACAAGGACGGCGGCGCGGGACGCATTCCGCATTGCCTGATCGGCATGCCGGGCGCCGGATCGGTGCGCGAATACACCGGATCCGGCTCGTCCATCGCAACCCGGCGAAGGGATATCGTCCGCGAGATCAAGGCCTTCAACGGCAACAAGCTGCCCTTCACCGTCATCGCCAACCAGATGGGCCAGAATGATACCTCGACATCCTACAGCACATGGTTCAATACGAATTACAGGGCCTTGGTCGGGCGCCTCCGGACGGAATATGCCGGCATCAACATTGTGGCGTTCCCGCCGATCGGCCGCACCGTGACGACGCGCACCGTCACCTTGACCTCTGTCGGAACGGTGGTCACTGCGACGATTTCTTCCGGCACTAACGGTCTGGTGTCGGGTCAGACGGTGACGATCGCGGGCGCGACGCAAACCGAGTACAACGGAAATGTCGTCATCACCGTCACAGGCTCGACGACGTTCACATATAGCTTCGCGGGATCGGCAACTTCGCCGGCAACAGGCTCGATCACGGCGAGCAACCTGTACCTGCAGGCATCTTTCCAGAGCTATTCGGCAAACAACACCTGGCCAGCAGACGGAACCGATGCATCGGGCAAATGGCGTCTGCATGACGATATCATGGCGCGGACGTCCGCATGCTGCGACGCTGCGATCGACACCTATTCTGCATGGACGTCCGGTGTGAAGGGCGGCGCTTGGCCGGGCATGTTGGAGCTTGCCAGCACGACTGTCACCACGCAGGCAGGGACAGATGGTGTTGCAACCTATTCGACGATCGAGGTCGCGGATGCGAGCGTCTTTCGCCCGGAGCAGGAGATCAACACCTATGCCGGACCCGATGGCATGGCGCGAATTTCGACCACGACAATCGCAAGTATCGCCGGCAATGTCCTGACGATATCGCCGGTACGTGCTGCGGTGCTGCCGGTGGGGTCCGTCGTGCGGCCGAGCGTGACGTCTGATGGCGTGCACCCGTACCCGATCATGATCGACCGCATCGCCGGCGGCATTGCGCAATCCGAAAAGCTGAAATTCAATTCGTAACAGGGTGCCGATATGACATCGAATGACGATATCCTGCGCGCGCTCGGGCGCGTGGAGGGCCGGCTGACCGGCATCGAGGAAAATGTGACGCTGCTGCGTCAGGAGATGGGCGACGAAAAAGCCAATGCCCATGATTCCAGGGCGGTCATCCACAAGCGCCTCGACGAGCAGGCAAGGCAGATCGCCCATCTCGACACGAGGGTGGCGATCAGCGGCGGCGCCGATGCACAGATCCGCGCCGAGATCGGCACGCTGAAGGAAACCGTCGAGAAGAACCAGGAGACGGTCGGCCCGGCGCTCGAGGAGTGGAAGCGGATGAAATCGATCGGCTACGGCATTTCAGGGCTGATCGCCTTTGCCGGCCTGACGACCGGCGGGTTTGTCGCCTATGCCAGCGACGGCGCCGTGGCGGCGCTCAGGCATTGGTTGAAGATCAGTTGAGCAAGATCATCACTCCCGGTGCTCGCAATCCAGCAGGTGACCGGACATTCGCAAGTAAACGCAGCAAAGCTCCACGCGTCCGATGTGATATATTGCTGCAGCCGAAGCTCAACCAACATATTTCGAAATTTTAGCATTTGCTAACGAACCAAACTGCCGCCTGTTTGTTATCCTCTCCAGGAGGAAATAGACATGAAGAGCATGAACAATCGCCAAGTTCGCATTCCTGGTCCGCGGGAGCATGACGTTGCGGAGCATTGCCGCAAATTTGGCATTGGACCGGCGGAGGAGAAGAAGCTGAAGAAGCTGCTCGGGTCACACGCGCCATTGCACGAGATCCAGGCCAATGCGCCGCCGCGTCAGCCGAAATGGCGGTAA